GTATAAAAAGTTATTAACAGATGCAACTTCGTATTAATTAAATGCGTATATTAGCAGACGGTTCTCATCCAACATTATAAGAACTAAAAGAAATTATTGCCCTTTTTAAGGAAACCGAGGTTGGATGCGGTGGATTTAATTAGGGCTTTTTTATTTATTTAATTTTATATATTATGAATGTTAAGCAAGAATTACAATTTGAAGATGGTGAAATTTCATTAACTTTTTATGAAGATGATTATGTAGTGCAAATTGAAATTAATAATGAGTCGTTAATATTAAGCATTAAAGAGTTTAATAAGTTTTGTAAGTTTATTAATTATGTAAAATTTAATTAATATGAATGATTACTTTAAATTACTTAGAGACTTTTGGGACTTTACCTTTGACAATCCAGAAAAGATTAAAGCTAATCATTGTGCTTTATATTGTTTTATTGTTGAACATTGTAACAGGTTAGGGTGGAAGCCTAAATTCGGGCTACCTACAACAATGGCTAAAGATGCAATAGGGATTAGAAGTTACAATACTTACATTGAAACATTAGAAGATTTGATTAGTTTTGGCTTTATTGAGTTAGTAGAAAAAAGCAGAAATCAATATTCAAGTAACATAATTGCCCTATCAAATTTTGATAAAGCAACTACTAAAGCACTTAACAAAGCATTGATAAAGCATAGTACAAAGCAAGGTATAAAGCAAGGTGAAAGCACTAGCACTGTAGATAAACCAAGTACCAAGTACCAAGTACAAGTATATAGAAGCTTTGACCATTTAAGTTTATCACAAACTGATTTTGAAAAGTTAGTTCAAGTTTATACTAAAAATGATATTGATGATATATTAGACCAAATTGAAAATAATGCAATGAATAAAAAATATACATCTTTATATACAACTGCTAGAAATTGGTTAAAAAGAAATGCACCTAAACCACCTGAAGCTTCAAGTGATGATATCTTATACAACCACGTTATGGCACACGTACAAAAATATTCAAAATGATACAGCAAAAAGGAAGCTCAATTAATTACTTGTTAGATTATCGTAATGGTAAAATAAAGCAAGGGTTAGGATTAGATTGCCCCCTAGATGATAATTTAAGATTTAAACCAAAGCAACTAAATATTATTTTAGGCCACGATAACGTAGGTAAAACTTATTGGATAACTTGGTACTTTTTAGCACTTGCAATTAAACAAAATTTAAAGTTTATTATATGGAGCGGTGAAAATCAATCCGGTCAATTAATGCGTGATATGATACAAATGTATTCTGGCAAACCATTTAAAGAGCTTACAGAAAATGAAATTCATAAATACTCAACTTACTTAGAACAAAACTTTGACTTTGTAGATAATGCAAAACTTTATAAACCTGAAGAACTTTTAGCTATATTTGGCAATTCAGATGCAGATGCTTGTTTAATTGACCCATTTACTGGATTGGATCGTGATATGACTTATGAAGGTAATTACAGGTTTTTAAATATGGCTCGCCAATTTGTAAACAATACAGGAAAAACAATCTATATAAACACGCACCCAACAAGTGAAAGCGGTAGAAATGGAAATTTATACCCTGAGCAGCACCATTGGAAGGGACACCTTAAACCACCATTAAAAGACCACATTGAAGGAGGAAAAGCATTTTTAAATAGGTGTGATGATATGTTTGTGATACATAGATTAATTAAGCATAAGGATATGAAGTTTTTAACTATGATAGGTGTAGAAAAAATCAAAGATATGGACACTGGAGGTAAACACACTGAACTAGAACTACCTGTACTTTGTGAATTTAATAGAGGTTTAGGATTTACTATTGGAGGAATTGACCCACTAAAAAAACACAGGCCAAAACAAAAGAATATTACAATGATTGAAAGAAAATTAAACGACTTACCATTTTAAATATGAAAACTTGTAACTCATTAAGTGGGGGTAAAACTTCAAGCTATATTGCAGTAAATTATCCTGCTGATTATAATGTATTTTCTTTAGTAAGAACTTCAGATAAAAATTGTTTGTTCCCTGATGCTAAACTTAGACAAATTGTAAGTGATAAAATAGGAGCTGAATTTATAGGTACTTTAGAAGATGATGCTATAATTTATACTATGATGGATTTAGAACAAATGATAGGAACAAAAATAGATTGGGTGACAGGCAAAACTTTTGATGAAATAATTAATAGAAATGGTAAAAAATATTTACCTAATATTATGCAAAGATTTTGTACAAGTGAAATGAAACTACAACCAATATTTAATTGGTGGAAAGAAAACTTTAATGAGCCTATAGAAATGCGAATAGGATTTAGAGCTAATGAAATGAGTAGAGCAAAAACAATGCAAGGTAAAACTAATCAAAATGGAATTTTAGAATTTAAAGATATTATAGGAAAAAGAAAAACTCAAAACAAGTGGGGATTAATTGAGTGGCAAAAGCCAAGTTTTCCATTAATTACAGATGCTATTTTTAAAGATAAGATTGAGGAATTTTGGAAAGATAAAAATGTAAGGTTTGCATATATGAACAATTGCGTTGGATGCTTCCATAGAAATGAATTACTTTTAAAGTTAATGAGCGAAAAACATCCTAATAAGTTTGAATGGTTTTGCAAACAGGAAGAAGAAGGAAGGACATTTAAAAAAGAAATAAGTTACGAGAAAATTAAAAACCATAAATTACAGGCTAATTTATTTGAAGAAGAATTTAATGAGTGCGACAGTGGTTACTGCGGACTATAAAATAAATACATATGAACTTAGAACTACTAAAACAAAAAGCAATACTTAAAAAGAATATTATTAAGATTGAAATATCAAAAGACGAAATAATAAAGAAGCACCCAAATAGATTAGATTTAATAAATTCTATGCAGGAATCACAAACCGAACTAGAAGATGTGTACGCTTTTATTCACGAGATGGAAAAACAATTGAGAATGCAAGTTGAAACATCATATAGGCTTGAACGATTAAATCTTGAATTAAAATATGAAGTCAAACAAGCAGAACTAAATTTGAAGATGTATGAGATGTAAAAATTGTAAGGATCAATTTGAGCCTGTAAAGTTCCTACAAAAGTATTGCCTAAAAGACGAATGTATAAAAGTTTGGGTAAAAGCTGAAAACGCTAAGCAATGGACAAAGAAAAAAAGCCAAATGAAAGCCGATTTAACCACTCTAAGCGACTATCTTAAGTTAACGCAACAAGTATTCAATAAGTTTATTCGGATGCGTGACGAAGGATTAAATTGCATAAGTTGTGATTTACCACCAAAGAAAAAAAATTGTGGACATTATTTTTCACAGGGAGGACACTCAGCAGTAAGATTTGATGAGGATAATTGTCACCTCCAGTGCGAACATTGCAACACTTTTTTATCAGGTAACCTATTGAACTATCAAATAGGAATTGAAAAGAGAATAGGAGGGGAAAGATTAATGAAGCTTCAAGGTAAAGCTCACGATATTAAGAAGTGGACAAAAGAAGAACTAAAAGAAATTATAGAAATTTATAAAAAAAAGATAAAAAATATTGCCAATTAAAATAATATGATTATATTCGCATATAAATTAACCATTTAAAAACAAACGCTATGAAGAATTTATTTAAAAGTTTAGCTGAATTTCAACAGGAAGTGCCTGTTATTCACAAAGCAACACAAGGGTATGGGTACACTTATGCCGATTTGCCTAAAATCTTTGAAACTATTAATCCATTACTAAAGAAAAACGGATTAGGGTTTACTCAATTAATCAACGGCACTGAATTAATTACTATTTTATTTCATTGTGAAAGCGGTGAAAGTATAGAAAGCAAGACGGCTATACCTCAAGGAGTACAATTGAAAGGGATGAACGACTTCCAAGTATTGGGAAGTGCTATCACATATCTTCGTAGATACGCTTTATCTTCGATTTGTGGGCTTGTAACTGACAAAGATACCGATGCTTCAGGTGAACAAGTTAAAAGCACTACAAAGTTACCTACTTTGTCAAGTGAAAGATTTCAAAAAGCACTTGAAAAAATATCTTTAGGTGAATTTAAAGTTGAGCAATTAATTTCAACTTATGATTTAACGCCTTCACAACTTAAAGCTATTTCAAAATGAAAGTAAGATGCAGTCAATTAGGTAAGATAATGACAAAGCCTCGTTTAAAAAGCGAGGTACTGTCACAAACTACAAAGACCTATATACAAGAGCTTATTCTACAAGAGAAATACGGAATTTATAAGGAATTTTGGAGTAGATATACTGACAAGGGCAACGCAGTTGAAGACGATGCTATCAATTTAGCAATGGACACTTTGGAAGTTGGCTTCATATATAAAAATGAAGAAAGCTTTTCTAATGATTGGATTAAAGGCACACCTGATGTTAATACTGAAATTCTTTTGGATGTTAAATCAAGTTGGGATGCTACTACCTTCCCATTTTTTGAAGATGAATTACCGAATAAAGATTATTTTTATCAATTACAGGGGTATATGTGGCTAACAGGTAAGCAAAGTAGTTTACTTTGTTACTGCCTGATTAACACACCATTTGAAATAGTTGAAGATGAGGTAAGGCGTGAACACTGGAAGCAACAGTCAATAGATGAGAACCAAGATATTCGTGATTTCGTAGAAGCAAAGCATAACTTTGACCATATACCAAAAGAAAAACGAATCAAGACTTTTGTTATTGATCGTGATGAGACGGTAATCGAAGAAATAAAAACACGAATAGAACTATGTAGAGAATACTATAACCAATTAATAGAAACGATATGATTATATTACTAACAATACTGCTCACACCCGCAATAGTTTGGGGTTGGGTTTGTTCAATAGCTTATTTACTAACACTTAAAAACGATTAAAATGGAAACAAAAAACAACAGCGGTGCTATCTTTAAAAATGATAACAAGAAGTCAGAGAATCATCCCGATTACAAAGGGAAGGTAAATGTAAATGGTAAAGATATGGAGATCGCGTTATGGCTTAAAGAATCTTCAAAGGGTACTAAATACTTTTCGTGTTCTTTTAGTGAACCGTATGTAAAAACTGAAGAGCCAAACATTAGAGTAACGCAGCTTGATGCTGATGACTTGCCTTTCTGATGTACATAGACGATTATAGTTTACGAGCTTATCTAAGGGAAGCATTAAAGACTAAAACACGAAACCAAATAGTCAAAGAGATACAGGGGAGAGGTGAGAAGTTTCACCAGTACAACATAGACAGGTTCCTGTTAGGAAAAGATGTGAGCCTTGAAACAGCAAAGAAGTTAGATAAGTATATTTACCGAGTTAATTTAGAACAAATGTTAGAGCCCTTTAATTAGGGCTTTTTTGTTACTAACAACATAATGTTGAAAAGTTAATTATATATTTGCGTAGATACTAACCAAATAAGAATAAGTTTACTCTATGAAATGGTTAAACGAAGTTGCAAAGCAACATAAAGAATGGGTAAGGATAGTAAATTCTTTTGGCGAAGATTTCTTTTCGGAAGACATTGTACAAGAAACTTACATAATGTTAATGAAGTGGAGTAGCGAGGAAAAGATGTTTAATAATGGAAAGATAAACAAAACTTATATGTGGTTAAGTTTACGAAATACATTCTTAATGCACTTAAGAAAGTCGGGTAAGATGGCTAAGGTAAGTTTAGAGCATATTGCAATGCTTCA